GACAGGCCCGGTGAAATTCCGCCCATTGACCTTGACCGTTTCGCCCTTGGCTACCCGCTCAAGCTCTCCCTCGATGGTTGCTCCGATGGACGCCTGCCAAGGGAACTCGTTGTCTGCGAGCGCAACAACTTCTTGCGCCGCCAGACCGACGCCGCTGATGATTCCCTTGACTTTGATTTTTTGCAGCGACTCGCCGACGATCTCGATTTCGGTTGTGTGTCCTACGATCTGCTCGGAGTCGTGCGCCTTGAGGATTGGCCGATTTGCGGAAGGAATTTTCATGCCGGCGAGGTCAACGACAACCGGCAAGCCGAACCCGACAGACATGGCCGTGCCTGTATAAGCAACCATGCTGAACTTGCGGAGACGCTTGCCCTCGCCCTCGGCCGCCGCCTCGATTGCGAATCCTTCCGATGCGCCCACGATGGTCAACGATTTGCCTTGTGCAGCCGCTTTGATCGGCAGATTCACAACACGGATTCCGCGAGGGTCATACCGCATCAGTTGCGCCCTCCGATAAGGTTGCGCATGTATTCGGCTCGTGCGTTTTGATTAGTCGGCGCGTCGTTGCTTTCCGCGATTTCCTTTTGCACGTTCATCGTGAAATCAGGCAGGTAAATATCCAGGCCCTTTTCACGCATGTACGCAACTTCCTCGCCTCGCTGGTCAACTACGTCCCGCCAGTCATTGCCTTGTGCGGCGCAGATATTGGCAAGCGTGTCGGAGCAATTCGCCAACGCCATCTGATCGCCCGTACCGTCTTTGACCGGGTCAACGTGCGGAACCGCATCGTAAAACCAGCCATGCGGAACGTTACTTGCGTCCATCGCCGGGAGGTAATTGCGGATCAAAGAGGCTTCACGCAACCACATTGAAAAAATGCGTTCAAGGATGTTCCGCTCGAACGTGGAGCGAATCACCTTGACCATGCGGTGCCATGCCTGGAAATCGAGCCGGCCGCTTGCGTAGTTCATGAGCGAGCTATCGCCCATGATGACATTGGCCGGCATGTTCAAGCACCGAGCAATCTCTTTCAGTAGCTCGTTTTTGAACATATGGTAAGTCGAGATCGGCTGTTCCGCTTTCAGTTGCTCAAGCGCCCAACCTTCCGGCAGCGTCGTGAATGCGCCCATGTTGATCTGGACTTCATCCCACGGGTCAGCCTGCGCCGTCGTTTCCGGCGTACCGCTCGTCTTGAGAATCGCCGAAAAGCTGGCCGCGGTTTCGGCGCTCTGCAACACCGCCAGAGTCCACCGCCGCAACTGAGCGAACAGGCCCAAGCAAGGCGTGATCCACGGCACGCCGCGAACCTGGCCCGGCCGGTCCTCGCGGAACCAATGCAAGAAAAACTCTGCCGAAATCGTGTCGCTCTTGTCCGTGTCCCACGATCCGTAATCGCCTGGATGATGCCGCAAAATGTTGTAAGCGACAGGGTTTCCGAACCGATCAAACCGGATGCCGTCCGATAACGCATCCTTATACGACGCCGACCACGGCGCACAAAGCTGCTCGGCCTCGATTAGCCGGATACCAGTCCGCACCCGGTCATTGATTCCCTGATTGTGAATCATCACCGCACACGCCTCGCCATCCCTGGCAACTGCCTGCGCCATCGTGTGTAGCTGGTCATTGAGCCCGGACGCCGCCTGCCAAGACGAAAACGCCTTTTCGATTCGGCGGTTTGCTTCCCGGCTGTCCGGCAAGTGCATTTGCAAACGCGGACCTCGGCCGATCAACTCATTGGCGATGGTCAAAATGATGCCGTTCGCGTAGCTGTTGTTTGCACATTCGTACCGAGCGAACGAACGTAGCCGGCGTCGAACGTCCGGACTGTTTGCCGCTCGTGCGCTGAGCGTGTCGGCTTCGAGGAAGTGCTTTTGATTTGGCCCGGCAAGTTGTGCGTTATCGTATTTCGCCGTGATCTTCTTGACGTGCATGCGCAGTCGCTCACGCACGCTCTCAATGTCTGCTGCGTGCGTCCGAGGTTTCGCGATCAGGTTTTTCAACCATCCGAACATCAACACCCTCTTGCGTTGCCGTTCACGATCCGCTGAAATTTCGGCATCTGACGCCCTGCCGCTTGCGCTTCCTGATTCTTGAGGAACTTGAGCAAAAGCAATTGGTTGTACGCAGAAGGCATGGTGACGCTGCCGGCGTCGCTCTCGACACTCTGCGGCTCAAGGATTGATTCCGTCAGAGCTTCCTGGATTTGTTCGGCGGTGTTTGCCATGCTTGCACCATCGGCGCAAAAAGAATGGGGCGGCGCGATTTCACATCGCGACTCGCCCCATACATGGCTTGTCGAGTGTATGCTCTTGCCCGATAGCTAGTCGGGGTAGGAGCCAAGTATTACGGATAGACGCGACGTGAAGCCGCGCCGCCCTGTTGCTTATAACTTAGACGTATTTCCTCTCGCTTTGCAAGTACCAATTGCCAAAACGTGACGACCAATTAGGTAATTTGCCATATGTGGAATCGTGGCACTAAATAACGCTGCGTTGCGGCCGCTCGATAGTGGTCTCTCTCCCTGTGCATTTCTTGTTTTTGCAACGCCTATAACGCCTGATGCCGCCGCCGATTCGAGCCGTCTTGTATACCCATGTCTCGGCCGATCCGCACTTCGGACATACGATTCCTTTCGCGTTGCTCATTTCGGCTCTACTCCTTTTTCCCAGGAATGAGTACCGTACACGACGCACCACAATGGCGACAACCGCCACGCTTTCGCTTGGCTCCGCTCGGCAGGTCTATCGTCATGATCCCGCGAATGTCTACGCACCCGCAACGCCGGCAAGCAAAGCCAGGCTGCACGTCTACGACTGGCTCCGGCGACTCGACAGGTGCAACGTCGGCAGTCAGCCCAACGTATTCCTCTTCCTCAACCTTCTTTTCTTTCCGCTTGCGGCCCATCACATGCCTCGCTTCGTTCTCGCCTGTTTTTGTGCTCGCATCTTTGCCGCCATCATGCGGCGACGTGTACGGAGTCTAACAATTTCCTCTCGGCTGGTCGCGTTCCAAGTCCCGCCGTGAATCGGTCTGGAATCGTCAGGCATGACGACGGTAAGCGGACCAAATTGATAGCGTTCTTCTGCCATTATTTCCCATCCACATTCGCCCCACACGTACACCGCCAGCCGTCCTTGAGCATGTCGGCTACTACGCAGTCGCAGGCAGTTGTCACCGTCTGTTTCATGATTACATCGTATTCGGCTTCTTTGCCATATCGCCTTACGCGCTCTCGATAAGAAATATCGACGCCGAACGCTTTCGCGAACTCTTTTGACCATGCCGAAATCTTGCCATTCTTGATACAGACTGGTTCCGCAAGTTTAGCAAACGCATCCGCCAACGTTACTAGGCCAATGCGGAACATTTCGTTTTTCTGTTCTTGCGTCAGTTCGGAAAATTCGACTTCGCTCATGCTGGCCTCCTGGATCGTGCCTTTGCCTGTTGCTCCGAGAACCGCACCCGCTTTGCCGGTTTCGCTTTCGAGTGCGTAGGCAACCCAACGCCTTGAACCGACGCCGCAACCGTGGCCATGCGAATACAAGAAAAAAAGTGATCGTCCATATTCGGCTTGTGGCTCCACTCATTCACGGATCGACCCTTCGCCTCAACATTCACGTAATACATGCTCGCCATGTGATCTGCAAACATGCGATGTTGTTGCGCCTCCTTGCCGAATATCGTCAATGCTCCTGGGTTGCCGGCCGCGACACCAAAGCGGCTAAAAACAAAGTCAGCCCAAAAATTCGTCTCGCCAATTAGCGGCCGGATATCTCTCTTTGCAGACAGAGGTATTACCCAGTTAAGCCCGCGACGTTCTCCCTGGCGTTGCGGCCACTGACTCATAGGCGAGCCCGTGGCGCCAATACCCTTGCCGTGCCACGGCATCACCACTGACGCAAAGAGAGACTGCCGGCACGCCGAAAAAACCGTGTCGGTCTCGTATCCCGCGTCCACAACGCAACGGTCTACACGCTTCCTTCCTCCCTGACCATGCGTCCAATCCCTTGAACAAAGCAAATTGGCCAGCGTCGTTATGCCCGCGAACAACTGGCCTTCGAGTCCCTGGATTTTCGTCTCTCGCGCCAGCGTCCTGTCGGCTTGCTGCAACGTGAAATACGGCCGCCGTTGGTCCGGATACGTTCCGTAGTCGATTACGTATCCGGTAAAATCTTCCTCCCACGCCGTGACCACGTAGTACAACAGCGTCTTCTGAACGTCGATTCCGCACGTCAAATGCGTGCACGTGACCGGGATATACCCTCTCGGCTGATTGTTGATTTTCTTCGCGATCTGATCCGCCGTCAACAACGCGCATTCGGACGTTTCCTCCGGCATCGGCTCATTCTGGTATTCCGCCGCGAACGCCCTCGGATCGCGGAAATACAAATTCATCGCGTTCTGAACTGCTGACAACTCACTAGGCTCGTACCGCTCCGGCCAGGCTATCGAAGCGCCGGCGTCCATCGCATCTGAGTTGTCCAGGTAAAACGCTGTAGCGTGTTCCTCCGCTCTCTCCTTGTCTCCCGGTATCGCCGGATTGTAATTTAGCAACCGATCCCGGTAATCCTTCCACTTGTCCATGTCGGAAGGGAACCGATAGAGCATCTTGAAACGCGAGCCGTTCCACTCCGGATGAATCTTCGCATCAAGAGCTCTATCCGCAACGTCACCCGCACGAATGACCGTACACGGCATGATCCCACTGATTTTTTTCCCAGGCCCTGCGAGGCCCAACACAGCACCCGCAAGCGTCCTTTCTCTCGTCACGCAC